CCATCCACATGACGATGGCCACGTTTGCAGCGGCCCCTGTGCTGGGCAGCTCGGACGGATGGCCGATTGGCGGCAACGTGGCTCTGGGCCGGATGCTGGCGAGTGGGGGAAGTTCCAACAACGCTACCTCTGCGGCGCTGGAAACATCGGATCAATCCACAGCGGCGCTGTCCGCTGTTTCAGCAGCGACATCAGCTGCCACAGAGTACGTCGATATTTCTGCCGCTGCGGCAGATTCCGCTGTAGGCATATCGTCTGCGCCTACCGAAGTCAGTGACCTGGGTGCGGCCTCTCTGTCGGTGAGTAGCTCGGCCAGCATGTCGGGTGCGAGCACAGAGCTTGCGGACACCGGGGCTGCAACGCTGTCGGTGGTGATAGCGACGACTTCAGGTACGGTTGAATCATCAGACACAAGCAGTGCCGCCGTCGCCCCGGTTGTGGCTGCCAGCGCTACCGGAACTGAAGCGCAGGATGTCGGCGCCGGTTTGCTGGTGGATACAGTAGGTTTTGTGTCCAGCGTAACGGAAACTTCGGATTCTGGAACGGGCGTACTGTCCGCGCTGGCCTCTGCTGCCGGTGCATCCTTTGAAGCTGTTGATGTTTCTGCCGCTGGCGCCGATGCAGTAAGTGCTGCGAGTGCCGCGGATTACGAGCAAGCCGATACCAGCGCCGGTGTCGTGTCTCCGTCCGTGGCCGCCACGTCGACGGTGGTGGAGCTCCCTGACACCAGTGTAGCTTCTGGTTCCGTAGGAAACGTATCCAGCGCAACCAGCGCCGCGTTTGAATCGCAGGACAATTCCCAGGCGCTCGCGGATGCACCCGCTGCGGCAATATCAGGCGTTTCTGAAACGCTGGACCTGGGCGGTGGCGCGCTGGATGCGCCGGCGAGCGTCACGTCGACTGGGGCGGAGCAGCCCGATCAGGGAACGGCTGCAGCTGACGCTGTTTCCGTCTTGGCAGGAGCAAGTACAGAAAACCCGGACATATCCGTTGCTTTTGGGGGTGCTGCTGGCGCCGCGGTCTCTTTGGGTGGAGACTCATACGAGACCAACGATATATGCGACATCGAAGGTGTCGTTGCGTACCGCTCCGCGCGCACCAAAGAACAGGCTCTGCGCCTCATACGCGATGAGCGCGCTACGATCACCGGTGTTGGAGCCAAGGCGCGCGCCCGCGCGGTAAGCGCCCGCGCCGTCAATCCCCCGCTTGTACTGCTGCCGATGTTTGTGCCGCTGGTGCTGGAGGTACCGCCGGAACCTGAAGTGGAGGAGATCGCGGCCAAAGTCTGCGTTCTTGGCGTGCGCGCGTTTGCGTATGCTCGCTCGCCGCGTCCGCGTGCTGGAACCCACGCGTGTGTCACGCAGGCAAAAGGCACAGCCAAGGCGAGCTCCGCGGCGGCCAGTTCTTCAACTCATGTGGTGGTCGGGCACACCCGGGCGCGCATGGAGGCGAGGGAGCCTGACGAGGTGTACGCAGAACATGTTGACGACGATGACCTGTTACTGGCTACAATAGCCGAACTTTTAGACTAGGAGTGCCCCATGACCGATGAAGTCACCAACCCAGACCCACAAGCGGTTGTGGAACCTGCAGCCCCCGTGGATTTTGCGGATCACCCCTTGCATGCGGGACTCGTAGCACACATCCACAACTATGGCGGGTACGCCGTGCACCGGCTGGAGCAACTCCTGGCAGAAATGCGCACCCTGTTGAGCAAGTAAGGAATACCATGGCTGCATTTTCCCCGATCCCGCTTGGAACCTACCAGTTTACGGTGGGCACCACCGCGATGAATATTACGCTGCCGACTCGCCCCGGCACCATCCGCGTACTCAACGCCACCGCAGCCAACCTGCTGTACGTCGAAATTGGCGGCAACACAGCCGCCGTCCCGGGAGCGGCGACGGGTTCCGGTGCGGTCGCTTTGGGAACTCCTGGGTCCATGGCCCTCGCAGGGGGCGCCGGCTCGATTCCGCTGCTGCTGGAAAAAGGCAACGCGACGCAGCTCAGCATGGTTGCATCCGCGGCGTCCACTCAGGTGTTCATTACCTTGGGATTGGGTGATACCGTAGGTTAAATGTGGTATAAAGCGGCTGTCGGCGTATTCCGGTAGCGCTGTGCAAGCCGGTCACCGTCAAAAAGGATTCATCATGCGATATGAGGACTTCAGCTGCAACACACTGCGCGTAGGCGCAGGTCGCGGTATCCCCGCTGCCGGTACCCAGTCAGCCACGGAACGCAACGTCAGTTCCCTGGTCAGCGTCACCTTGACTCCTGCATCTGTTGGCGCCGCCACAGTAGCAGCACAAACGTTGACCGGTATCCCCGGCGTCGAGTTGAATGACATCGTGGTGTGCGTGCGCAACCCGATCGCCAATGCAACCGCCGTGGCACTGTGCACGCCGAATGCCCAAAACTCTTTGTCTATCACGTTCGTGAACCCCACCGCCGGCGCCCTGACTCCGACGACTGGCACATACACGTTCCTGGTGCTCAAGACCCAATAATGCAAGTTCCTTCAGCTTACAAACAGTCGTTCGAGAGCCTCGCTCGGCAATACCCGGAGCTGGGGGAGTATTTGCGCAAGTGGCGGCAGGCAGAACTCGAAAAACTGCCATTCGCTACGCAACCCAATTTGGACGTCCTTCGCGGCCGCGTCCAGAGCCTCACCGAAATTCGGGAGGTCCTTTTTGGCCGTGGTGATACTCCTTAGCAGTTGAAAGGCAAGGAAAATGGCAACCCACCCAGAGCAACTTCGTAAACAGGTTGAAGCAGCGCAGGCCCTCGTTGATGCGCAGTACGGCAAGAAGCCGGCTGACGGCGCGGTCACTGACGTCAATCCGAAACCCGCAGGCGAAGCTGTAGCGCCCGTCAAAGCGCAGGGGAGTGCCCCGGTAGAAGATGAAAACAGCCAGACTTACGCCCAGCGCTGGCGCTCGCTGCAAGGAGTGTACAACTCCGCCCAGCAGCGCGTAGGCACCCTGGAACAGCAAGTTCAGCAGTTGCAGCAGTTGGTTTCCACGTTGCAGACCGCCCCTGCCATGAGTGTGAACCCCAAAGGCCAGTTCCTGACCGATCAGGACACGGCGGATTACGGGAACGACCTCATCGACATGGCCCGTCGCGCAGCACGTGAGGAGCTGAAAGACTTTGCGGGGGCCGTGGGCTCCCTCAAGCACGATGTGGACAGCATGCGCCCCATCGTTCCGGTCGTTCAGCGCCTCACACAAGAAAACCAGCAGTCTGCGTCGGAGCGGTTCTTTGCCGCCCTGGCCCGGATTGTGCCGGACTACGAACAAGTCAACAGCAACCCGCAGTTCCATCAATGGCTGCTGACGCCTGACCCTATGACTGGCATTATGCGTCAGACATACTTGGTCGATGCGCAGCGAAGCGGCGATGTGGACCGTGTGGCCACCATCTTCAACGCGTGGAAGTCTCTCTCTGGAACTCAAGGTCAGACGAACACTCGGACCAACGTGCAGCGTGAACTCGAACTACAGCAGGCTCCCGGCCGTAACCTGTCTGCTCCTGTGTCTGAAAAGACCGGGCGCATCTGGGACCCCCGCGAGATTACTGCCCTGTATGACGAGAAGCGCCGCGGCGGCTACGCCGGACGTGAAGCTGAGTTTAAGGCGCTTGAGCAAGACATTTTTAAGGCGCAGCAAGAGGGGCGAATCGTCCGTAAAGCTGCATAGCGTTTAACTGATTTGGAGATTCAACATGGCGTTTCCCGTTACCTCCGGTGGTGCAAACTATACCGGTAACTTTATTCCTGAAATTTGGTCGAGCAAGCTGATCGCCAATTTCTACGATGCAACCGTTTGCGCGGCCATCGCCAACACCGACTACTCGGGCGAGATCACCGGCTTCGGCGACAAGGTGAACATCCGCACGACCCCCGAACTGACCATCCGGGATTACCAGAAGGGCATGCAACTGCAGGTTGAGCGTCCTGACAAGCCCAAGCTGGTGCTGAACATCGACCAGGGTGACTACTTTGCCGCTGTGGAAGATGACGTGGACCGCATCCAGGCCGACGTCAACCTGATGGACGCATGGACCCGTGACGCATCTGAAAAGATGAAGATCAAGATCGACGCCAAGGTGCTTACCGGCATCCTGCCGAACATCTCGCCGCTGAACTCCGGCGCTGCCGCTGGCCGTATCTCTGGCAACATCAACCTGGGCGCCACTGGCTCTCCGGTGCAGCTGACCAAGACCAACGTGATCGACTATATTGTGGACTCTGGTGCCGTCCTGGACGAAGCCAATGCCCCCGAGAGCGACCGTTTCCTGGTGATCCCCGCCTGGGTTGCAGCCATGATCAAGAAGTCGGACGTCAAAGACGCCTCGCTGACTGGCGACAGCCAGACTCCGCTGCGCAACGGCCGCCTGGGTACGATCGACCGCTACACCGTGTATGTGAGCCACAACCTGAACCGCGTGGTGGACTCCGGCAACCAGTGCTTCAGCATCCTGGCCGGCCACAAGATGGGTCTGACCTTCGCTACCCAGATGACCAACATGGAATCCATCCGTGCTGAGTCTACCTTCGGTAGCATCGTCCGCGGCCTGCAAGTGTACGGCTACGCAGTCGTCAAGCCAGAAGCGCTGGCTCGCATCTACGTCCGTCAATAATTCATTGGAGTAACCCAACATGGCTGCAAATTACATTACCGACCAGAAAGGTCGTCTCCTGACTTCGGTGTTCACCGACTACCGCGGCGATTCGTCTATCGGCGGCCCAGAGATTCTGGAAAGCACGATCGACCTGTCCACCATCGGTTCCAGCACCGCCTGGACCAACCTGATGGTGCCTTCCACGCTGCCGAACGCCGGCGTGGGCCTGGGCGCTGGCGACTCGATCGACATCGCTGTTCTGCCGTACAACTTCCAGGTGCAAGCTGTGCAGTTCATCGCTGACACGAACGCCCCCACTCCTGACATTTTGCCCACCGGCAATCTGACAGGTCTGACCGGCCTGACGTACAGCCTGGGCCGCTACTGCGTTTCCACTGTGGACCGCGCCACGGCCGTGACAGTGACCGGCTTCACACCGTCCGCTACCACGTACGCCAACGCTGCGACCCTGATGACCGGCAGCGCGATGAATGGCTCCTCGCTGGTGTACACCACCGGTACGGACTTCCTGCCGTACATCACCCCCGCTGCTTCCGGCTCGCTGGAAACCGCTCCTGGTGTGTACGTACTGCGTCTGACCATCGGCACGCTGACCGGCGGCTCCTCCACCGGCATCAAGACGGGCAAGTTCCGCCTGCGCATTGCTGGCGTCGCGTACAACATCTAAGCTGTACCGCGGAGAAGAGGCCCCTGCGGGGGCCTTTTTTCTGCTATATTCCCAACGCACTCAGGAGTTTAGAAGATGGCAGACCGTTTCTTGAAACACATCCCATCCGGCCACGTGTACATCTACGCCGAACCGTGGATCGGGCGTGAAGACTTTGTGGAAGTTGCCAATGCCGCCGGCGACGCGCTGCCGGAGCCTGAGCCGGAAGTGAACCCTCCCCCCAAAGCAAAAAAGACCAAGCTCACCGCTGTGGAAACCCCGCTTCAAGACGAAGCCTTGATGGCTGACGCATCGCGCGGCCTCGCTGCCAAGGGACTGTAATGGCAACATTCTTGATGTCCCAGGTTGTGGCAGATGTCCGACTGGCCATCAATGATCTTGGAACCATTGCCCCACCTCGTTTTTCGGATGCGCAGATTCTGTCGATGGCCAATCAGTGCCTGAAACGCATCTGCATCCTGCGCCCCGACTTGTTTGCGCTGGTGACCACCATGAATACGGTGGCCGGAGCGTACCAGACACCCCCTGCAGACAGCATGCGTTTCATGGAAGCGTTGGCCGTCGTCGGAGTGAACAACCTCAACGAGACCAACCACGAAGCCCTGGATTTGATGTCCAACACGTGGCAGTACGGCCCGCAGCAGTCGCCGACCAACTGGATGCGCCATCCACGCAACCCCAACCTGTTTCTGTTGTACCCCCCGCCGCCCGCCGGCGTGCAGCTGCTGATTGAGTACGCCCAGTCGCCGCCGTTTTACACGCTGACGCAGAACCCCGCCATCCTCCCGGATGCGTACTACCCCGTGGTGTTGGACGGCACTGTGGCGTTGCTGGAATCCACCGACAACGAAGCCGTGAATTCCGGCCGGGCCAAGGCTATGTACGATACGTTCCTGGCGCAGCTGCAGGCCAATGAACAAGCGCGCACTCTTACCGACAACGAAGGCGCCGGCATGACGCCGGGCACTGACCCAGGAGTCGTGTAATGGCTACCACCACATACCAGTCCGTATTCGGTGACATCATGGCCAACGTGCCGGGTGTGCCCGACGTGGTGCTCGGGTTCTACATGAACAAGGTCGTGATTGACCTGTGTGAGCGGGCCAAAGTGTGGCGCGTCAACTACGCCCCCGTGCCGCTCGTCCCCGCCGTGTACGACTCGACGGGCACCGTCATTGTCACGCCCGCTACCGTGACGTACACCGTGACGTCGCCTGTAGCCAGCACGGAACTGTCCTCTATCCTACTGGCCAAGGTTTTCTTGAGCAACACGGTATCCTGGAAAGAGGTTCCCCCCGTTACTACGGAACAGGTGTTCGAGGTATCTCCGGCGTGGCCGGATCAGCTCAACCCGGGCGAACCCACCGCAGTGACGCGAACAGACGAGACCAGTGTGTCGGTCATCCCGGTGCCTGACTCACAACAGCCGTACAGCCTGTACCTGTACTGCGCCATCCGCCCGACGCTGAATGCAACAGGGGTGGACAGCACCATCTACGCGACGTATCGGCGCGCGATCTACCACGGCACGCTGCACGAACTCATGATGATGCCCAAGCGACCCTGGACGGACACCGCCCGCGCGCAGTACCACGGCAAGCAGTGGGAGTTCATGGTCAATACTGCCCGGGCTCGGGCCAACAAGAGTTTTGGACGCGCCAATATCAGCGTCGTCCCGGCCCCCTGGGCGTAAAGGATCAATATGGGTACCGTTCTTCTATCCAACAACGCGCGCACAACTCTGGCGACGGGTTGCGCCTCCGGCGACACCTCGCTGACCGTCGCGTCCAGCACCACATTCCCGGCGCCCACCACGGCGTCCGGCAACTGGTTCTACGCCTGTCTGCAGGACACTTTCGCCAATCTGGAGATCGTTAAGGTAACCAACGTCAGCGGCGCGGTGTGGACGGTGACGCGCGCCATCGGCGGCACGACTGCCCTGGCTTTCCCGTCGGGAACTGTGGTGGAGCTGCGGATCACTGCTGAAACGCTCAACGACGTGACCAACTACAACGTCACGACCAACGCGCAGAACTCCACCCCGATGTGGATCACCGCGGTAGCCGGCACCAACACGATTACTGGCACGCTTCCTGCTCCGTTCACGGCGTACGCCGCCGGGCAGACGTTCCAGTTCATTGCTGCGGCAGCCAACACAGGCGCTGTGACCATCAACATCAACAGTGCTGGAGCTAAGGCCGTCACGAAGCAAGGCGGAATCGCATTCTCAGGTGGAGAATTTGCTGCAGGGACTACGTATATTCTGATATACGACGGCACCGAATTTCAACTTACCGGGGCTGCGACCGGGGCGAACGGGGACATCAACAGTTTGAACGCGCTGACCTCCATCAACGGCGGTCAGTTGGCGGGGTTACGCAACAGGCTGATTAACGGGTCGATGTCAGTTGACCAACGAAATAACGGCAGTGTTGCTACACAGCCTACGAGTTTTGCGTACAACACTGTTGATCGGTGGTCTATATATCCTACCGGAGCCGCAGTTACCGCAGCCCGAAATTTGAGTTCTGGAGCGTACAGACTTGCTATATCTGGAGCAACTTCTAATACTGGGTTTACTCTTTTTCAACGAATTGAATCTATCAATATTGCAGACTTATCTAATGCAAATACCATTGTAACTTTGTCTGCAGTTTTGAGTTGTGATGGAGGAACTTTTCCTACAGTGCAGGCACAATACGCTATACCGGGGGCCACAGACAACTACGGTACAAGCACAACTACGAACATAGGATCGCCTGTAACTCTCACTACAACTCCTACAAGGTACTATTGGACATTCTCCGTTTCCCCGTTTGCCGTGGCCGGCATGGCAGTCAATTTGACCTTTTCGGCGCTCATTGCCTCAAATATAATTTACGTAGCAAACGTGCAGCTGGAGCCGGGCCTTGTAGGTACCGTGTTCGAGCAGCGCCCATACGGACAAGAGTTGTTGCTGTGCCAGCGGTATTACCAGAATGTCGGTAGTAATTTCTCTGGGTCTACCATAGCTAACACATACGAGATAAATGTCCCGTTCTGGATTCCCGTGCGAGCTACCCCTGGAGTCAGCGTCCGTTCAGGGTGCATCATAAGCGCGCGATCGAACACCGGCGGAAGTGTGGGGGATTGGAACACCACAAGCCCAACGATCGCAAATGTGACCGCATCCACTTATGGTATTTGGCTGCAAGTAGCGACTTCTGGGCTTGGTGGCGGGTGGATTGTTGCGGGTAGGCACCAGAACGGCGATCTGGATAATTTCCTGGCTATTTCTGCGGAGTTGTAATGAGCGAATTTCTCACCAAACTGGATGTCGAACAGGTCGAAGATACCGGCGAACAGGGCCGGGGCACGTGGCGGCTTACCGCGCCGCTGGTGTATCAGTCAGACGTTGCCGGCAAGACCATCACGGTCCCAGCCGGTTTTGTCACTGACTTCGCCAGCGTGCCGCGTATTCCAATGATCTTTGACTGGCTCGGGGACCGTGGCAACTTAGCTGCGACCGTCCACGACTTCCTGTACACCGCACCCCATGTCCTGAACAGCCGCGGGCTGGCGGATGCCGTTCTCCACGAAGCGCTGCTGGTGCAGGGTGTCGGCAACGACGAAGCCGAAGCGATATACCTGGGCGTGCGCGTGGGCGGGGCGTCCCACTACGATTGAGGCAGTTGCCGCCAAGCCTATACTTTATAATCCACGCAGTTCAACATGGAGCCGCTTAATGCCTGACGACACGGACAACCTTCAATTTGGCCGCCGACAAACAGACAGCGGGATCATTGTGAAACTTGAATTGCTTCACGAAGATGTTTCAGATATGAAAACCGTGCTGCGTGAGATGACTGCCGCCATTAACCGGCTGGCATTGGTTGAAGAACGGCTGTCGCAAACATCTACCGCCCTGGAGCGCGCATTTACCGCGCTGGCCAAAGTTGAAGCCCGAGTTTCCTCGCTGGAGCTGTCCAGCGTCAACACCCTGCGAACGTCCTCCATGGTCGATAAGGGCGTCTGGTTCGTCCTGACCGCAGTGGCTGCCGGTGCGCTCACTTTCCTGGGGATTAAAAAATGAAGATCGAAGTTGTACGTAACCCTTCTGACGACACTTGCACCCTCGGCGAGATGCTGGTGGATGATGCTCACGAATGCTATACACTGGAGCCCATCATGCGCCCGGACGGCGCGGAAAAAGTGTTCGGTAAAACCGCCATACCGCTAGGAACCTATGCAGTCACTGTTACTTTTTCTGAGCATTTTCAATGCGATATGCCTCTCCTGGTTGGTGTACCTGACTTCGAAGGAGTCCGTATCCATTGGGGCAACGTTGCAGCAAATACAGAAGGATGCTGTCTCGTTGGCGAAGAGCAGAGCCGCGACGCCATCCTCCAATCCCGAGCCGCCTTCGACCAGCTTTTCCCCAAAATACGGGATGCCGTCAGCCGCGGTGAACCGGTCTCGATCACTTACCGTATGGCCTGATGATGCGCCAGTGGAAACTAAGCGACCTGTTCGTTGACCACGGCACTGGACGCCTGCGGGAGTCCAAGGTCTGGTCCAATATCGCCAAGGGGTCCATGACGTTCGGCTTTTTGTGGGCCGTCGTCCACGGGCAGAATACGGACTGGCTCTGGACGGCGTTCGGCACCCCCTTGCTGGGCCATGAGCTGGTAGGTCGCTGGCTTAATCAAAAGGAACCTGGAAATGTTACCCCCAAGCCTGCTGCTTAGACTCACTTTCGCCGCTGCCGTTCTGGGCGCATTCGCCTATACGGATGTGAAGAGCTACCACGCCGGCGAAAACTCCGTGCAGGTCGAGTTCGACAAGTACAAGGCCGCCCAGGTGCAGGCGGCGATCGCCGAACAGACCGCGCGCGCAGCCAAGGAACAAGCCCTCAACCAAGCCAACCAGAAAGTGACGGATGACTATGAAAGCCTCAAAGCTGCTACTGCCACTGCTGTTGGCGCCCTTACTGCTGACCGCGTGCGCTTGCAAGCCACCATCACCGCCGCTCGTCGTGCAGCCAGCCAAAATCCCACGCCCGGACCCAGCCCTGATGTTACCCCCGAAGACGGGGTTCTTGGAGAGTGCGTCCAGCGACGTGAAGAAGTGGCAGCTGATGCTGCAGCCCTCTCCGACCAACTGACAGCACTGCAGTCCTGGGTCAACACGGTGGTGCCTGAATAATGGGCGCCGTCAGCATTACCAAGTTCATTGGTGAAGCGCCCAAGCTAGACCCAGAACTTCTCCCCAACAGTGCGGCGCAGATTGCGTCCAATGTCAAGCTGTACTCCGGGGATTTGCTGCCGTACAACCAGTCGTCGTTGCAGTTCATTCTCCCCAAGACCGGGCCGATCCTGTCGATGTTCCCGCTGGTCAACCCGGCCGACGGCACGCAGAAGTGGCTGCACTGGAATACGGACGTCGACACGATCTTGGCGCCGGTGCCCAACAACAGCACGGCGCAGCGCATTTATTACACCGGTGACGCGACCGGCAACGGCGAGCCCAAGGCATCCAACTACACCCTGGCAACCACCGGCGCAGGCACTTCGTATCCGTACGGGTATTACACCCTGGGCGTGCCGGCCCCTCTGACAGCGCCGACAGCAACGTCAACCCCTTTTACTCCGATCTCCGGCACCCAGGTTTCTTCCGTGGTGCGCTCGGCCGGTAACTTGGTGACAGTCACGACTGCAGCTGCCCACAACCTGAATACTGGCGCGTATGTAACGATCACCAATATCACGGTGGACACCACATACAACGTCACCAATGCCCAGATTACGGTCACCAGCCCCACCTCGTTCACCTACTACGCCAACGGTGCGGTAGGCAATATCGGCACCCCCTCGGGCTCCGGTAGTACCGGCATACCGCTGATCAACTTGTCGGGGCTGCAGCTTTCGCGCACCTATGTGTACACGTGGATGACCGCATGGGGGGAAGAGTCCGCGCCATCCCCGGCATCCCCGGCAATTTACCTGTATGAAGGCCAGCAGGTTACGCTGACCGGCCTTCCGTCAGCCTTCCCCACCACGGGTGTGTACGCTGGCGGTGTGTACCAGACTTCGGGGATGACGATAAACATCTATCGCACCGTGTCGTCCACCACCGGTACCAACTACTTCACCACACCGGTGATGAACGTGGCCGTTGGGACCACCACTGTGGTTGACAACAACCCCGTGGCAGCGTTCGTGACCGCGCTTCCCAGCACCACGTGGTTCCCGCCACCTGCCGGGCTCACGGGCATCCGCGCCATCCACAACGGCATGCTGGTGGGCTTCACCGGGTCGACAGTCTGTTTCTGCGAGCCGGGCCAGCCGCACTCCTGGCCGCCGAAGTATTACCAGGAGCTGGGTACACCCATCGTGTCGGTAAGCAACGTGGGTACCATCATCGTGGTGTTGACGCAGGCCAATCCATGGATTATCCAGGGCAGCACGCCGCTGGCCATGCAGAAGATGAAGCTCGACACCAACATGCCTTGCGTGTCCAAACGCGGCGTGGTGTCCATGGACTGGGGCCTCTGCTACCCGACCCGCGGCGGTATTGCCGTGTTCTCCATGGTGCAAGGCGCTTCCCTGGCAACCAACTATGTGTATGACTGGGACAACTTCCGCACCATCGTGGACCCGACGACGATCACGGCTGTCCGGTACAACAACAAGTACATGGCCAGCCACTCCCAGGGCGTGTTCGTTTTTGAGAAAGACGAGCACACCGGCGGCTACCTGACGGAGACCACGCAGCAGTTCAGCGCGGTCTATTACAACCCCAACACAGCAAAGCTCAACTTCGCTTTCGGCACGCCGTCCACCATGTACCTGTGGGACGATCCCACGCAAGGATTTACCAACTTCGAGTGGAAGTCCAAGGTGATGCGGGTCAAGGACTACATGAATCTGGGGGCTGCCCGGGTTATCGCCGACTTCAGCCTGGGCTCCAACTACGCGACCCAGAACGCTACGATCCTGGCAACCAACGCCGCGCTGATTGCTGCAGCGCAGGTAGGCGGCGCGCTGGCGGGCAACGGCAACCGGTTCGGCCCCAGCCCCACGGGCACGCAGAACGACATCGGCGCCTCACTGGCAGGAGTCCCGGTGGCCGCCAGTCGGCTCAAGCCGCTGCTGGGTACGGCAGCCACGCTGCAGTTCTACTTCTACGTGAACGGTGTTCTGGCCTTCACGACCCCTGTTATCAACGATACGCCGTTCCGCCTGCCCACCGGGTATCGGGTAGACAAGTTCGAGGTCCGCGTAACCGGCAACGCGCGCGTGCGCTCCATCCAACTGGGAGAGACCATGCAAGGTCTCAAGACGGTCTGATGCCAAACAACATCCCCTGGTCCCCTATCCCAGACGTCCCGCTGGAAGGCCTCAACGCGGCCGAAAGCGGCCTGTTCCGTGCCATGAAGGAGAACCTGGAGCTGGCGGCGGGGGTGCGCATCCCTGGTATATACGCCCTGGGGTCCCCCAACGTGACGGTGGCTGTGCAAGATGTGCAGCAGATGAAGCACGTGAGTGCCGGCGCGAACGGGTACGCGGTCTCTTACCCCAACGGCGCATCTCTGGCGGCCGCCACCGGCGCGATCGTCATCATCAGCGCAACAGACTACGCCAACTTGATCTCCGATGTACAGGGGGTAGCAAACGATGTCGCCCGCTTGCAGAATGTTGTAAACTCGCTCATCGCCCAGCTGCAGAAGTAAAAGGAAGCCTTATGGCAGATACACCGGTACTCCAGTCAGGCCAGACTACTGGCAGCGGACTCGACTCTAACACAGCCAGTGCCGACTGGTTGCAATCCCCCAACTTCGGTTCCTGGAGCCATGCGAACGCTGCCCCCGCCGCCGCTCCTGCTGCGTCGGCTTCCGCGCCAGCGGCCAGGGGCGGAACTACCACAACGGTGGACAACTCCACATGGGGGACGCCCGAGCAAAACGCTCAGGCCATGGGCTACGTGATGTCAGGACTCAATGCGGTAGTGCCGGGGATGGGCGCGTTCAATGCTGTTCTTGGGGCCGCACCATACGTGCAGGGGGTGTACAACCGACTGACGGCGCCTGACCAGACCGACGCGGAGACCACCCGGCTCGCAGCGCAGAACGATCAGCTGGCGCAGAACGATCAGCTGGGCGCCCCCACTGGAACAGTCGGCAATGTCACGCAAGCACCTGATGCCTCTTCGCTGCCCGGGGGTCCTGCTGCCGCAGCTGATCCTACACTTGTGCCGGGGTCTCTGCGGAGCGGTTCTTCCACGACAGTCAACAATGGCGGCTTCGGCCCCAACGCGGGCGACGCGGGCGGTGTAGGGGCGGGGTCTATGAACTCAACCGGTGGCGTAACGTCGACCGGCACCTCCATGGCGGCTGACGGCGGCATGGCATCTCCTGGCGGTTTTCAGCGCGCAGGCCAGCCCGGCGCCCTCCCCGGCGCTCCTCAAGGACCAGGGCTGCAGATGCCCGGCAAGCCTTCGGCGCCTGCGCCGACCCAGCCAATGCACCCCGCCTTGGCCCAGTTGCACGTCCAGAACAAGATGGCCAACCCGCAAGTGATGCAGGGCATGAAGGCGCACATCAACCAGTTTATCCAGTCCGGGCAGATCAACCCCCAGCAATTGCAGTTGATGGGCCAGCTCGCGCAGTCGGCGATGCAGCACCCCGAACTCTGGGGCAAATTGCGCCAGTTCGCCATCCAGGCAGGCATGCCCGACGCACAGAAACTACCCACACAGTTCAACCAGCAGATGTGTATGTCCATGCTGGCGGCTTCGCATGCCGCTTCCCACGGCGATCGCCCAGGGGCATTCGCGGATGGCGGACAGATTCACGGCCCCGGTACTGGGATCAGCGACTCGGTGCATGCGCAGAACAGCAGCAC